CTTTGACCCGCGAATATAATGCAGGGTTTTTTGGTTTTGGGCTTCCAGAACTTTTCTTTTTAGTTTTAACTGCCATTACTTACCCCAATGTTTAGCTAAATAGTTTTGTACGAGGGTAGATTTCAATGCCATAGACTCGTCTTTTTCTTTTACAAACTTGGCGTTTATCTCAAATAGGTTTTTAAGAATGTAACTCTGTTCGTAAGATACGTTACTAGACATCCAGCCTATGATTGCTTTTCGTGTGCCTTTAGTTATTGGCTTTACACCGTGGGCGTAGATAATAGGAAATACAAGTAACTGTCCTTTTCCTACAGTGTAACTTATTTCACCAATCTCGTTCTCTAATACAAACTCTCCACCCTCGTAGTCGTCTGTAAGACCTAGTGAGAAACCGTAGTCAAAGTATACGTTGCTACTCTTAGGTGAAGCACGAAACAAGTCGATATGCTTGTTGTAAAATCCGTCCTTCTTATACTCATTATAAAAGTTCACTGATATTTTATTTGGACAGATTACAGAGTCTACATAAATATTGTTGTACAGTCTTGTTGTTATAAGCTGCCTGACTTCTGGTGTCATGTCTGGCGATTCTGTATTCTGTTTTAATTTTTCACCATCGTTTCTGGGTTGTGTCTTTGCCCCGTCCTCTTTGGCTCCCCAATTATCTAAACAGTATTGTACTTCGTTTTCTTGTAAAAGTTGTAATAACATGGTATATCTCCCGGCAATGTTAGCTGCTTATATCATACTTTCGCCGGGTTGTAAAGGGGGCAAGTTGCCCTGCCCCCAATAGTATTATGTTCCAGTAGAAACTGTAGCAGATTCTACAGGGTTCTTGGAAATATCCGCAAGAACTACGTGAATACGGAAACGTGCAGCAGATTCACCAGTAGAGCCACCATCAAGGATGAGAGCGTCAATAGTGTCTGCAGAAGTCAGGATACGGGCGTTAGAGCCTGATGCACCTGTCGCAGCCTCTAGGAATGGAGTAAATCCAGCAGCAAGAGCAGAACCGTCAATAAAACAGTCTACATCACCACCAGTAAAACCCACGTCCAGAGTAATCTGTCCGTTACCACGTGCTTCCAAAACTTCCAAAGCACCAGCAACAATCATGGTATCTGCAGGAACGTCGATCAACTGAACAACGTCACCCCCTGTACCACCATCAGCGGTGTCGTGGACTTGAGAAGTCATCACGTAAGGTCGTGCAACGTTGGACGGATGTCCAGCAGTTCCACCATTAGGAGTTCTATCAATAGTAGCCATTAGTCAGCCCCCCTTACGCAAAGTCTACAACGCCGCGAACGATTGCTTCTTGGCGAAGTACTTTTTGCCCAAAAACATGTAGTCCACGAATAACGTCGGAGAACGATTCGGTTGAACGAACCACTTCTGTTTTCGCAATGTGCGAAGCAGTAGAGGTGGATGACATATGTCCTGCAAGAACAATGTTCTCTGAACCATCAGTTGCGAGGGTTGCAGTACCATCTGTCAAAGTAACTTGGTCTGTGCCGCCTGTGCTGTTAAGCGCAGTTGACTTGTAGCAACGGAAGCCAGCAAGTGTGCCGACAGTTGCAAGACCATTGCGAAGTGGTGAAGTAGCGTCGCCGCTAACCTGTACTTCAGCAATTTTATTCCCGGCTTGGAAACACTTCTCGTAGAAAATCGGAGGTGCAACAAACCAGCGGTTCTCTTCTGGCACTGACTCATCGTCAAGGAGACGGGCCATTGCAAGCATCAGGTTGATGCCATTATCGTCTGTCTCAATGTTGATGGGTGCGTTTGCAGTACCAAGAGTACCAGCAGCAGCAGTAGTGGTCAGAGTTGTGCCAGATACAGCAGAAGCTGCAATACCAGCACCGTCAGACATAGCCTGAAGAACAGTCTTGTCGTACTTACGCTTCAATGCAAATGCACCTGAAGAGGTGGCAAGTGCCTCAAAGTTTACGTGCGAGTGACGCTCTTCGATGTCGTCGATTTTGAAAGCAAACGCATTGGCTTGATCGACGGTCATTGTGATCTGATCGTCAGCCAAGTCCTGTGGGTTTACTACAGAGCCGCGAGTATACGAGGCAACTGTTACGGTAGGTTCTTTTATGATACGTACCGTATCGCCAAAGTTTTCAATTTCGCCAGCGTAGTCAGTGTTCGTGATGTCTTCAACAACCGAAGCGCGACGAAAGAACTTGAGAACTTTTTGGCTAAAGATTTCCGGTGCAAAATTACCGGAAGGCAGGTTTCCATAACCTGCAGCAGTACCGAAAGCCATTTTTCAGTCCTTCCTTTTTGAGGTTTAAGAGTTTAAGTCTATTCGCCCTTCTGTCCGTGCTTGATCAAGTTCTGCTTCAAACTTTTCAAACTCCCACGGTTTCATCTTGGCGATTTGTGAAGCTTTCCAGATTTTGCCTTCTTTGTCTTTTGTAGAGACTTCTTTGGCTTGTTGACGGGTAACAGCGGCTGCTGCATCCTCATTCTTTTTTGATCTGGTCTGCTTCTTTGTGCCGATATTGCTATCAGCTTTGTAGAGGTCTATGACCCGTGCCGCCCACTTCGCATCAGTATTGTTGTTGTAAATACCATCCGAAATGGATGTAGGCTGTTCTTCCAGCCACGAAAGAAACTTTTCTTCGGACTTTAATTCATTGAAATCAGGATGTGCGTTAAGCAACTGCTCGTAAGCGTTTTGCTTTTCTAGCTCCTGTTCTCTTTGTTTTATAGTCCCCAGTTCTTCTCGTAGTTGAGAGAGTTGAGATTCAGTCTGCATCGTTGAAACAGTCTGTACCACTTCAAAGACTTCGGGGTACTGATCTTTAAACTGTGCCAGTTCTTCCATCGTCTTGGGCATTGGTACGCCCTGTGGTAGTTCCACGTTGCGCTGGTTAACTGCAGATTTAAGTTCTTCTATTTCGCCCTTAAATTCTAGTACCTTTGCATCGTAGTGACGTTTCAAGTCGTCATACCGTTTCTTGTAGTCGTGGTCTTCGTTAGGCTCCTTTTTAGCCTCTACGAAACTACTTCCCGTTTGTTCTTGCTGAGTAGCCGCTTCTTCTACGGGGTCAGCTTCTTGGGTTTCCACGTTTGTCTCTTCGTCGTCCTCTTTGTAAACTTCTTCTCTGTACTTTCCTTTGTAAAGAGCGTCGTTATTGATTGTTCCGAAAGAGTCATTTACTTTATTGGCACGGTGGCCTCTTGCTTTTGCCATTTTATTTACCTCATATTGCGGGGCCACATGGCTGTGGGTAGCCGCGTCGGTTGTGTCAGGGCCGCATTGCGGGTAGCTGACGGATTCTTCTATTTCCTTTTAGAGATAAAGCCACCCCCTGCGGCTGACTTTCCTTGTCTCTCTGCTTGACGACGCGAAACTTCTTTCTTGCCGCGATTGTTTATCTTGTTAAGTTTATCGTAGCCTATTTCTTTTGCTACCTCTGGGGGTATGATTACTTCTCCGCGAGATACGGCTATATCTATTTGTTCTTGGGTGGGTGAAGCGGTTCCTCTTTGTGCTACTTTTGCGTAGGCATCATTGAGTAACTTTCGTATGTCTGCTTCTCCTGCAAACTCTACAGCAGGGGCGTTGATCACAAAGCTACCCTCTCCGACTGTGGCAGGAACATCATCAGCTACAGTCTGACCGTCTGACACTTGTGAGGGGGGACGCTCAACAAAGCCAGCGGGTTGTTCCATTGCGGCACCACCCATTTGCATACCGACTCGACCGCCTTTAGCATGAGAAAGACCGAAGCCACCCCCAGCACCAAGTCCTGCTTCTTCGCTTGAAACTGATTGACCGCCGCCAGTGTCACCCTGACCCATATCGCCGCTGCCACCGTCGTCATCTTCGTATCCAAATTGACCATACTCAGTAAATCCTGCTGCTTTTCCTTCTGTAGTAACATCCTGTAAGGCATCGCCGCCATCATCGCTGAAGTCTCTTTCTCGCATACGCCCAGTTACTTGACTTATGTCTCCATAGATAGCATCTGCTCTTGCTCTGCTACCACCTCTTGATTCGGCTAGTTCTTGCATGTAATCAACAAAATCAATTCCTCGCGCCCTAGCTGCAGCACGACCTCTAGAAACGTCTGTCCAACTTAAAACATTTTTACCAAATGCGTTGTTTATTCCTTTGACATATGCTTCTGCTGCTCTTCTCGTACCCATTGCGGATGAGTTTCCATTCAAGTCTACGAACGTTCCAGTTTCAGGGTTGTAAGTGCCGCCCACTGTACTTTGCATGTCATTTGCACTTATGTAGTTTCGTTTATTTATAGAACTAGATTTTACGTATTTACCTGTATCGGGATCGTATGTTTCTATCAACGTACCCGGAACGAATCCATAACTGGCTGCTTCTCTTGCTGACATTTGGAAGTTACTAAGACCTCTCATATTACCTGAATATACAAAGTGCATACCACCCAAATAATTTCTGTTGAGAGCTACTCCTGAAATTGGGTCTTTTAATCCCCCTAGAAAACTATCTACTTTACCCCCAAACTCTCCGGGAAAGGTGGATGCTCCCGGCATACGGCTAACCATTTGACCACCCACTGTCATTATTGCACCGCCTGTGCCACCTGTTGCTCTAAAGGCAGCAGCGTTACGTGCCTGATTAGCCAGATTCATGCCCCCAAAGGCAGTTGCGAGTCCACCAATCACAGGTCCAGCCGCCATACCAATTGCACCACCGGGACCAACTGTTGCAGGTGTAGTGCCGAATGGTCTATCACCAACTTGAGGAGTGCCTAATAAGTCAGTAATTTTGTCCGTAATTGAACGGTCTTTTGCTGGCTTACCATCCTCACCAATACCCATTACTTGACTTCTTGTTGCTTGGAATCCAGCCTTTGCTCCTTCAAATAAAGTATTTTCAGCATAATCAAAAAGTGAATCAGACCAACTGCTATTTAAATCTCTAGCTACCCTTCCAGTAGCTGGATCCATAGTCATTTCGGGTACATTTGTAAAATTGTATGTATTATTGCTGTCTGGACCAAAATTAATGTCGTCCACGCCAAAATTTATTACTTCATTTAAATTTGTTAAACCCCCGCCAAAAGAAGTTTCTAGTACAGAAGGGGTATTGTCGTCTTGACCCTCTGATTGTGTAGATTTATCTTTATCATCATCATCATCGTCGCCATCTAATCCGGGAGTTGATGTGACCCCAATGCCAGTGGTGTCCAATGTTTGAGAGTAAAAATCAACTGGGCCTGACATATACTGACCACGAGATATCGGTGTTGGATTAAAAAATGGAGTGCGAGGAGTGGTGGTTCCCGGTCCAACGGGAAGTAGTGGATTTGCTCCCATGTTAATCGTTGGTAATGTTATGGTTGGGTTAGTTGCCATTTTTTATAACCTCGACATAATTAATTTTCAATTGCAGGAGTGTTTCCAGTAAAGCCAGCTTCCCCTGCAGTTGGCGCAGTTCCGACTCCGATTGTGCCGTTACCACTGCCCGAATCGTCCAGTCCTTGAGTTCCACTAGGTACTCCTCCAACCTCTCCCATTCCTTGTTGTTGATTAGGGGGGCCAGCTTCTGGGCTTGCTGCTTGTTGAGCATTTTGCATCATTCCTTGTAACATCTGAGCGTACACTTGCGCTTCATTAGCATCATTAACTAAACTGTCAGGATCAATGTCCTGTGAGATAGCTAGTTCACGCATCAGGTTAGGTATTTTGATGAATGGAGCCAGCATGGGGTTGGCTACGGTTTGTAACAAAGAGGTAAGACGCTGGGTGCGTACTTCCTTTTGCATCACGGCTGCTACACCGCGTGGTTTAATCTCTAGGTCACCTGTTACATCTTCTACGCGGTCGTTGAATTGCATATTCCATTGAAAGTATGCCTCACCAAGCGGTTTCAACAAATGATCGTCAATATTCTTGATCACAGTCTTCATAGAAAGCCCTGCAGACCCCATCAACATTGACAGTCCGGCTGCAGTACGTCCGGTGCCTGTTACGCCCGTCTGACCGTGCATAATGGACGGTATACCCGTCTCTTCGTCTGCAAGCTGTCTACTGATCTGGTACATTTGGATGTTTTCACCAGCAGTGTTGGGGAACTTGAGTCCGTTGATAGCTGTTCCGGTTACACCTGACTGACGACGGAATATCTTTCCGGGAAAGATGTCCATGTTTTGTCCGGGAACCAAGCTGGCCTCATCCACATCGAATACAAGGTTGCCAGCTAGGGCCAAGTTGTCGATTGCCATACGGACGTGACCGTTCATCAACATCTGAGCATCTTCCATGTTCTCTGCTACACCAACGCCCCAGATTTGGTAGGGGTTGATCTCAAATGGAAATGCCTGAAACGGGATACGTGCCGGAGTAAACGGATTTACAACACAGCGAAGAATACTTGTACCACACACCCAGACGTTGACTTGCATCTGGTCGAACTCTGATAGTTCTTCAGTTCCTTCCATGCCAACTTCTTTGGCAAACTTAGCATCGATAACGCCCCAATACTCAAGAACTTCAAAACGGTTCTCTTGGTAATAGGCTTCTGTTTCGTCTTCGCGGATAGTATCTTCGTAATACTTGTCCTCGTAGTTTGGTCCCTTACCCAAGCACTCTTCGATTGCATCTGCGTAAAAGTGAGGACGCATAATCAAACTGCGAAGTTGTTGACGGTTCATGCGGTGACGTTGTATTACGTACTCACAATCCTCAAGGTTAGTCGCGGCAGGATCGGGATGAAAGTCCCAGATAGAAACGTGTTCGATGCGAGGAACAGTCTTTTCGTAAGGATCGTATACCCGACCTTCCTGTTCGTCGTTTCTCCAATTGTGGACACGCTTGTAAAAGTTAAACGGTCCCTTGATTATGCCCGTACCCAAAAGAGCAGCCTCAAAGATAGCTTTACGCATTACGTTTACTGCGCCCGTATCAAGAAGCTGGTCGTGGATACACTTCTCCATCTTACGAGCCATTTCTTTAGCTGGCTCAAACTGGGGTTCACCTGTTTTGGCTCTTCCCGGAAGAATAGCGTCACCAAAGTCTTTGCCGTATGAACCCAGACTGTGTGCAGGTTCAGATGCAGAAAGACCCCCCGGTGGTATCTCCCGACCATCACCTTCAAACCCGTAAGGGTCAGCTTGTTCTGGTTGAAGATCATCTACTGGGGTCTTCATGTGAGCAAACTCTTCAATACCTTCCGGCATTGGAGTAGACTCAACGACTAAAGGAAACTTCTTGTTTGCAAATAAGATGTCAACAATTTGTCCGTATGCTGCAAGCACTTTAGTTTTGGTAATTTTGATAAATACCTTTGACTTTTCGGAGTCACGGTATTGTGTAGTTGAATCGTAGATTCCCCTAAAGTTTTTATACGCCTGAATCCAACGCTGTTCATACGAGAACCGTCCGTTTTCAGAGTCTTCAAATTTAGAATGGATGTGTCCCGCCAACCCCGGCATTTGCTCACGCGGAGAGTTTATGGGGATTGATGTATCATCATCCGGTTCTAGGAAATTGTCAGCCATCTATTTACCCCTAGCTGAAGTAGTTACGATCTTCTGCCATCTTATTAAATGAGGCTTCTACTGTAGGCTTGGTTTGTTTCTTTGGCATATCTTCTATGATTGGCCCTGTCTTCACACGAGTTGGGAACTCAAGACCTTCACGATATAGTTGGTTTACACCTGCTTGATCATCAACAGACTCCTTGTCGGAGTTCATTATGTAAGCGGCACCTTTATTATAATCTGGCATAGGTTTCTCTCCCCTATGTTATGGTTGCATTGTTAAAAAGTTGTCTTCTTCAACTTCGGGTGCAGGAATAAAATCACGTCCTGCTTCAGGCTTTAATCTCATAGCCGAATCTTGCATGGCTTCTTGTTCCATCATTTTTGTAGCGACACGATCTCTTCCACGTTGTCGTAACTCATCTATATTGGCCTGTTCAGCCGCTAAAATTCTAGGTAATGCCCCTTCTCTATCTACCATGTCACTGTACGCACCAATTTCAGTGAACTCACTTGCAAAGGCGGCACCCCCTGCTATTTCAGGCAAAATTCCGGGTCCAGTAATCTCTTCAACACGCTTTTTAGCTTCCCTGTAAGAATCTGGGGCTACATACGCTGCCCCAGCAAGAGGTAAAAGACTCAAAAACTTTTTAATCCCTAGCCCCTCTAGTTGTTTTGTTTCGTCCGGGGTCAAGCTAGAGGATAGGTCACCCTTACCCTGAGACATGGCTTTATCGTCAGATTGTAACTTGCTTGATGTGTTTGTTTCTGCAGGTTCATCTACTGGCGCACTAAACCCCCCAGTTTGAATGGGTATGTTTTGTACAGTGCCGGACCCAAACGGCTCATACACACGTTCTTTTCTACTGTATAAATTGTCACCAAAAAGCATGGTTGATGTAGAAAGTAAATTACCAGATTTTTTAAATTGATCTTTTCCCTCTGC